ACCCCAACGGCGGTCCACCTTGACGCCCAGGTTCTGAGCGATGCGACGCAGCGCGTCCAGGCCATCCTCAGGGACGATCTGGGCGTCCTTGGCCTCCGCCGGGTCGGCAATCTTGTCGACCATCTCGGCCTGCTTCGGCTCCGGGTCGGGGTCGGGGTCGGGCTCGGGCTCAGGCTTCGGCTCCGGCTCCGGGTCGGCGTCCAGGATCTCAACCTGCCCCGTGGCGGCCAGGTGCTGCATGTGCGCGACCGCATCCCGGTCCCGGTCGTCGACCACGGTGACGGTGCCCTCGCCGGCGGCGTAGGTCCGCCCGTCCAGCCAACGGCTGTTGACCTGTGTGATAGTTCGGATCTTCATGACGTTCCTTCCGTGTCTCCCTTGCGGATGGTTGAGCCCGGCCCCGCCGGCGCATCGGGGAGACAAGCCGGCGGGGCCAGACGACTAGAGCAGGTACTTCGCGAACGCGGCCGGGCGCATCACGTCGCCGCCCACCCGCATGCGGAACAGGAACGCGACCAGGCCGAGTTCGGCGTACCGCTCGTCGAGCCGCTGGACGGTGATCCGCTGCCGGTCCGCGATCACGTAACCCAGGTTCGGGTCGCCGAAGATCACCGACGGGTCCACCGCCGCGGCGCTGGCACCCATGGAAGGCAGGCCTTCCAGGTTGAAGAACCGCTTCCCGAACAGGGTGTCCGGCTCACCGGCGCGCGCCGAAGGCTGCCACAGGTAGTTGGAGTTTGCGTCCTTGAGCAGCGCGATCGCCTCCGCCGCGTCGTTGCCGGCGAAGTAGGCCCCGTTCCGCCTGAACCGGGACGGCACCCGGTACTGCAGCTGCTTGAGCCCGTCGCCGGTCGGCGCGGTGTTGGAACCGGTCACCGCCTGGGTGATCTGGTTCGCGGCCGAGGTGGCCCGGGCCGCCAGACCCCACGGCTTGGACACCCCGTTGCCGGCGGCGAACGCGTCATCTTCCATCTCCGCCGACTTCTGCCCCACGATGTCCTGGATCAGCGCGACCAGGTTCGCGTCGGTGTCGGCCAGCTCGTCGACGCCGATCCGCGACATGGCGGTCAGGTCATGCACCGTCACCTCATCCACCGGCGTGTTCGGGACCACGTTCGCATCGACAGTCCCCGGCGCGGTCAGCTCGAGCTGCCCCCAGCCTGCGGTCGCACCGGTCAGCGACCGGATATCGATCTTGTTGGAAGTGGTCTGCCGAACCAGCGGACCCGCACCCCGGAACACACCCAGATGCGGCAAGGTCTTGAAGATCGGGCCGGCGATGTCATGAGGGACGATCACCTGCCCGGTGGCGTCCTCGATCAGCGCCGCCTTCTCCGCCGCGTCGATTCCGTCCACCCACTGCTGGCCCTTCACGCCGAGGCGCATCGCCTTCGCGAACAGCTCGACCTGCCGGCGCTTCATCGCCTCCTCGTAACCGGAGCCGACCACACCGTCCTTGCTCGCCTGACCCGCGGCCACCGCAGCCTCAGCGGCCAGCGCCGACGGAATCCGGTCCGGCTCCCGCCCCCAGGACTCCATCTGGTCCTGCTCGTGTTCCAACGCGGCCAGGCCCTTGAGCCGGGTTGCCTCGGTGAGCAGGGTGGACATCTTGGCCGCGTCCTCGGCCGGGATCTTGGTTGGGTCCGGCCACCGGTCGCGGATGGTCCGGGCCAGGCTGATGCACTGCAGGGCCTTGTCCTGCAACGCCTTCTGGGTCACCTGAGACATGGTTTACTCACTCCTTGCCGAGCTCGGCCGCCAGGCTCTCCAGTTGAGAGCTGACGGTGGTGGCCTCCACGGAGGCCATGAGATCGGCGAGTGAGTCACTCGGCTCGCCGCCGGGTGGGCTGTCGCCCGGCCCGGAGATGATGGACAGAGCGTACTTCGCCGCGTCGTTGGGGTCGGCGTTCGGTGCCGCGGCCGGGTCACCGTCACCGCCGTCGTTGTTGGGTTCCGCCGGGTCGGCCGCGGCCTTGCCGGGCTGGTATTGCATGACCACCAGCTGGTCGACGGCGCTCTTGCGAACCCCAGGGCTGGCGATCGACAGGGCGGCGCGCATGTCCGTCACCCACGCCTCGGGCAGTGCACCGGTCTTCGCCGCGGACACCATTGCCCGGTCGTTGGCCGGGAACGGGGTCAGCGACACCTCCATCAGCCCGAGCTCGTGCAGGATCCGGATCTCCCGCCCGTCACGCGTCTCGAAGGACTTCTTGAAGATCGGACCATAGATGGACAGGCCGGCCAGGTGGCCTTCCCGGGCCTTCTGCCGCGCCTCCTGAGCCGCGCCAGTACTCGAAAACTGGGCGGTGAACTTGAACCCGAACGTGTCCTCGGCGGCCGCCTTCAACGACCCGATGACCCCGGCCGAGTTGTGCTGGTGGTCCAGCACCAGCGGGATCACCCGCTTGGACGCCCGCCACTCCTGCAGCGTCTTGCGGAACGCGCCCCGGACAACCACGTCGTCCTGTTGATCGACCACGTTCCACACCGACGCGTACCCCTGCAAACTGCCGGGGTCACCATCGGCCTTGGAAGCATCCCACTGGATCGGGACCACACCGTCGATGCCGATCCTCAGCCACTCACCATCCACGATCTGATCCCTCCCGGGCCTGCAGCCCCGCAACTTCGTCACGGCTGAGCTGCACCCCGTACTCGGCGGCCAGCAACACCGCGCTGGCCTCTATCTGCTCCGGCGCGGACGGCGCCTGACCGATCTCCTGGGGCACCACCCCCGACGGGGTTAGGAACACGTCCCCACCCGGCACCGCCGCCAGGCCAACCATCTGCCGGAAGTCGTTGCGGGTGATCCCCCCGCGGGCCAGCGCCTCGGTGCCCCGCTGCCAAAGCGCACCCGCGGCCTCTTTCAGCGCGAGCACACCCGAGTTGTCCCAGGCGGCCATCACCCGGCGGCGGCCCACACCGGCGAAGCGGGGCAGCAGCCGGGAACGTACGGGTTCGATGAACCGGCGCTGCTCACTGAACATGGCCTCTTCCCAGAATGAGAGGCGGGCCTCGCGGTAGTCCTTGTACGCGTTGTGCGTCAACCCGAGCTTCGTGCCGATGAGGATGGGTTCCACCCCGAACGCCATGCACACCCGCGCCTCAGACACCTCACGCAGGTCCGGAAACTCCAGATCGGTCAGGTTGTACACCATCTGGTGAATTTTCATGCCCTTTTGCAGGAATGCTGGGGCGCCCCGGTTCGACCCGGAGAACGCCTCACGCCACTTCGCCCGCAGCCGCTTGTGCAACGTGTCGGTGATCTCCGACTCGGTTTCGATGACCACCGCCGGCATGGCATGGTTACGTAGCAGCGTGTCTACGAAGTCGGTCGCGGCGTTGTCGAGGGTGGTCGCCCGGGCCGCCGGGCGTAGTGGCGGCTGGCCGAAGTAGCGGGCGGCCGGGTTGTGCGGGTTCGGATTCGGATACCGAATGCGGATCATCGATGTCTCCGCGCCTTTTGCCCGCGGGGAACCCGCGTCAGGGACCGGGACCATGATCTCCGGCCGTTCCGGGTCCGGCCGGTACACCCACACGTAGTCGCCCGGGTCCCGCGGGTTCGGCAGCACCCCAACCAGGTCCGGGCGCACCGGCCACAACTGGGTGGGCAGCCCGTCGCGGCCGTTGACGACCAGCCAGAAACACGTCCCGGCCAGATCCTTGTACGTGACACTGAGCTCCAAGAACTCGAACTCGTCGGTCACCGGATTCGGGACTTCGAACAGACGGCGCAACCGGTGGTCGTTGATCGCCGGGCCATTGCCGGCCGGGGTGGGCGACGCACCCCACGGGTAGACCCGGATCATCGACTGGGGTAGCGACTCGGCCCGGTAGCGGATGCACGCGTACACGAGCTCGTTGCGGCCGTAGCCGACGTTGGCGTAGTTCGCGAACGACCCGTCCTGTTCGATCATCCCGGACAGGTTCGGCCCACCAGCGCCGGTACCAGACGGGATCGACATGAACCCTTGCCGGCCGTCGACGACCGCCACCTGTTTGCTGGCGGGTTCCGGCTTGGGGCCGGTCAGCCAGCCCACGGCGGCCTCACGCGTTCCAGCCGGCGAACAGCGCCCCGGCACCGAAGATCAGCCCGGCGGACACCAGGGCGGACCCGACGCCGAAGCTGATGCCCACGCCGACCGGGATGAGCACGATCGCGGCGGGGGCGGAGACCAGCGCGGCCGCCCGACGGCTGTGCGTGGCCATCCACCGCCGGCCGGAGCCGAGTATGCCACGCGCCCGGATACCAGCCTGCCGGGCCCAGCCGGCGACCAGGGCGGGGGTTGGGACGGCCCACAGGACTGCGGCGGCGGTCAGTAGTGCCCAGCCGGGGCCGGCCAGTAGGCCGACCCCGGCCACCATGCACCCACCGACCAGCACTACCCGGAATCCGGAGACACGCTCCACGGCATCAAGATACACCAAAACCTACGAATCGTAGGCGACTGGCAGCCCACGCCTGCGATTCGTCGGGGATTACCGGCGTTTGC